AACTGGTTGGGGATGGCTTGCATTGTCATGGTGAAGCTCCTATAGGATTTGTGGTCGGGCTATAGCAGGAGGTACTGCGTCACCCATAGTACAGAAAACAGGTGCTCTATACAAGCTGAACAGGAGTGGCCCACCGTTGAACGTAAGCCAGTAATCCAGTTTTCCCCTCTACTGCCGCTTCTACTTGAAACTTCCAAAAGTGACCGGAAGGGGATTTGGTCTTCAGAATCTTCTCCCGTATGGCGTCCAACGTAGCCACCACTGAGTCTTTGGGATCGATTTTGGCCTTGGTGTCCTGCCTGAAGAACAGAATGACAGTGACCACAAGTTCAGCAGAACCCCCTATCTTGGAAGTAGCCCCGGGTTCTGGAGTGGCACGAAGACCGTCGTACACCACCCCCACGCAGGGGAACCCAAGACCTTTGGTCCTCTCAATGAGTTCTTCCTCGGAATAGACGTGAAACACGCGAGCCCGGGGTATGTTTGGCACTGAAGCAACCTTGGCTTCAATGTCCTCAATGCAATTAAGTGCAATGGCTCCGATCATGCTATGGCCTCCATAACTCGTTGTAGTACCCGCCTCTCAGCAAGGTAGAGGTCCTCATCACTGAACCCAAGGAAGGACCTACGCACCATTCGCTTGGTCCCGAACTGGTGAAAAGGCCCATAAAAAACATCGGTGCTGATGGTGCGCTCGTTAGGCGCAGAGGTGTGCGCTTGGATTGAGTGGAATAGGGTACCCGTCTTGAACAGGGTCTTGCCACCCGTGATCTGTGCCCGCTGTGAAGGCTTCCACTGGTTACCGTCCGGATCAGTCTTAGCCAAGAACCTTGCCCGAATACGGTTGAGCAGTAACGCTTCTGACTCGTCCAGAATCTCCTGAACGTCTAGGGCTTTTTCAAGCCGGTTGAGTTTCTCTGCAAGGGCCGGGAGACCCGTTACCTCAATGGAGAGCATGACTAGGCGAGGGGCAGGATAGCGTCAGAGTTGCTACGCAAATGCCGGTCAATGATGGTGGAGCCATGCTGGTCAAGGAATGCAAAAGCGTTGGATAGCTCGGGCTTTCCATCGGAAATCTGCTGGGAGGACAGCACCTTTGCCGTGTAGCAAAGGACCGCCTCTTTCAGCCAGCTTGGAGCTTCGTCAGACTCTGCAAGACCGTAGGAGTACACCACCCGGATGAAATTCCCTGACAGGGCTTCTGGAATGAAGACAAACCCGCGCTCCTCCTGAACAACGAAGGCTTGAACCGCATCCGGAGAGTCTGACAGCCCCTCCAGAGTCCCCGAGTAGGTAATGACCATGCCTTGCTGCTTGGCTAGGCCATTGCTCAACTTGAGTACGAAGGTGCCCCGGGTGGCTACATCCACATGGGGGTCAATGAAGAACACATCACTGGCAGTACCCACCTGAAGCAGGGTGCCGAGTACGGCCTCAGTGCGAACTAGGGCCGCGCCAATCGCAGAGTTGATTGCAGCATTTACCCCTTCGTCGTCTGTGAGAGCGAGACGGGTACGAACTTCACTTGCAGTAATCACTTTGTTCATGGTGCGGCCTAGTGGTTAAACAGCGATGTCAGATTCGGGATCGGCTTGCTTGGCCTTCTTGCCGAAAGCCACATGCCGCTTGGCTTCAACTGGTGCCGGGGAGTCGTCTGTACCCTCCTCACCTGCCTCACTCGCATCACCCTCGGCGTCATCGGAACCTGCACTGGCTTCCTGCACGGAACCGTCAGCGTTCTCAAGCTCCGGGGGAGGAGTGACGGACTCATTGACCGGGACGAACATGGGCTCGTTGGTGCCATCGATGGTAGCCTCCACTAGGTCACCCAGAGTCTCAGCGGAATACACGCCACCCTTGGTGAAGATGGCCTTGGAAGTTGAATAGGTGGTTGCACCCACCAGCTTGTAGTTCTGCGACATTTCTCACCTCTTACTCAATCAAGAAAAAAAGGGGGCTCACATGGAGCCCCCGGTCCTCTCACCGCACAGGCTGGATTAGCCGATGTTGATGATCTTCACGATTGCGTCGGCTTCCTCGATCTGGAAATCAACGCGGGCCGTGAGGACCACGATGAACTTGCGGGCACGGATGTCCTTGTCGTACTCGATGTTCACCTTGCGCTGGATGCCGAAAATCAGGTTGTTCGGGTTCGTGTAGATACCCTTGCTGTTCGGCATGAGCGGGGCCGCCGAAATCTGCGAACCGAAGGCCGACAGAGCTTGGGCAGTGACCAGAGCGGCATCTCCAAGACCAGTGACACGGTTGGCAACGGTGTCCCGGTACTCGGTCTCGTTGTCCACCGACACGAAGAAGTCCAGATCGGAGCGGACGCGGAGGTACTTGTCCGGCATCGCCTTGATGGACTGCTTGAAGATGTCCTTGGTCAGGGTAGCGCCCTGAGCATCCACGATATGGCCAGTGGCACGCTTCAGGAAGCCGTCAGTGAGGTTCAGGTAGTCGTCGCCCGACAGGGTATCACCGAGGATGCCGAGCTCTTCCAGATCGAGGGCAGCACGGCCACCGAGCAGTTGAACCAACGTGTCTTGCAGACCTCCAGCGGACGAACCCATCCCGGCACCAATGTTGCCGCCTTCGATGTTGTCTTCGAGAACGTCGTAAGGCAGATGGATTTCCGCGATCACCTCCTTAGTGTTCAGGGTGATCTGACCAAGGTCAGCCTTGGCACGCTGGTTGTCAGCGAGGGGCGTGGCAGACGTTGCGCGGCGCAGAACGCGGGAACCGAAGCCGATCTTGTTGACCTTCTTCTGCGGGCCATTCATGGTGACCACACGGGCACGATTGATGATGGTGGGGCTGTCCATCAGCACTTGGATGAAGCGATCAGTCTGCTCCGGGGTCAGCAAGCCGCCATTGTTGGCCAGATCAGACAGCGCCAGATCAGCCTTTTGGATGAGGTTTTGGTTACTCGGCATGGTATTGATTTCCTTGAAAGGGTTGATTTTGCACTGAACTGCTAGCTGCGGGCACGCTTGCGGACATTGCCCATGTAGGCAGTATCGAAAGTGCCACCAGTTGATCCCGTCTCAGTCTTGCGTGCTACTGGTTCCGCGTCCCCAGATTCGGAGCCCGGAACCACGGTGCCGGCAACCGCCTTCTTGGCTGCTTCAACCGTTTGTTCTGCCTTTTCCACCCGGCCAACCAGACCCTCAACGGCTCCGGTCACTGCTTGGATGGACTCCTGAAAGCTCTTGGTCACGCCGGCCAAGGATTCTTCCAGTTTCTTGGCGATGTCACCGACAGCACCATCCACCTGAGCAGAGACAATACTGGCAACTTGCTCTTCGGTCAAGCCTTTCGGCTCAACAACGTCAGGGGTTTCTTCGGATTTTTCCACGACAGTTCCTTCCTCTGGTTCGCTGTCGGCGGGAGCCTCAGCTTCGCCGGCAACAGCCGGTACTTCGGGAGTTTCAGGGGTCTCTTCGACTTGTTCCGGAGCGATGTCCTCCAGCTTGAAAGCCTTCACCGGGAGGCCCGCGACGAAAGAGGAGACATATGCCTTGGCTTCATCGAACATCTTGGCGATAGCCTTGGCGCCGGCAGCGGGGGTTTCTGCCTTCTGAGCGATTGAACCAATGCTACTGGTCAGGACTTCCATGACCACGCGAATGCCGGGGTAGAAGCCTTGGGCCGCGCAAGCGTCAGAAAAAGACAGGTCTTCCGATACTGCCATCTCCATGGAGTACGGGCTGAAGCCCTTCACCACCACGCCGACGTGATCGCTGAGGCGTACAACGGTGGTATCGCCTTCCATGTCGCCCTGCTTGAAAACAACCGAGCCGTCTTCCATCTCTTCGGCATCGGCGATGCTGAAGCCGACCTTCTCGATCTGGTCCTTGATGGAATCGAAGCCTTCACCCTTCATGGTGACTACTGCCACGACTTCTGGAGTCACCGGAGGCGTTTCGGCCTTGCGGGCATTGAAGATGCTGCCAAGGTCGATACCTGCGAAATGACCAGCCATATCTTTCTCCTGCTTGATGATTTTGAACGGGATGCGGTTTGCACCGCGCTCTACCAGTGAAATGAACGAGACATTGCCCTTGCTCATCTTCGTGGCCTTAACCTTGACAGTCGGCATTGAAACGTCTCCTGTTGAAACTGTGGTCACTTTACCAAACAGAAAGCAAGATAGCAACTATCTGGTGCAATTGATTGCACGTTACTTGGAACCGACCCCGAGCGTCATTTCGAGGTCGGACTTCTTGGCCTTGGGCTGATTGTAGAAGGCACTTACGCGCTTTTCACCATGGCGATGCTGAAGGATACCGTCGATCAGGCCCTGTTTTCCTCCCATCTCACCAGCGGTGTAAGACCCCCTGACCTTGGACAGGCCCTGATGCAGCTTGAGCAAGTCCTTGGTGCTCTTACTCTTCAGGTTTGCGTGTTCGGATGCGATACGGGCAATATCTGAGGCTGGCACTTCGGAAGCCTTGTCTTGCATGGCTCCTCCTTGGTGATCCTTGGCGGCATTACGGTTCCCCATTGGGGCTCCCTTGAAAATCTTGGCGAACATGCCCTACTCCTTGATGAGTAGGTCTTCCACATGGGAAAACCTGTGATGGTGGTCGCTGGCCGGGTCAGTAATGGTGCCCCGGGTTATGGTGTGGCAGTGACCATTTACCATATCGGTCTTTCCTCCCAAGAACTTGCCTTGGTCAGAGTAGGTCACGTAAAACGTGTGGTCATGCCCATCTTCATGCTTGATGGTCTTTCCACTGAGCACCGGAGGTATTTCAATCTCTACCTCCACTACGTCTTTGCTGACGCTGGCTTCAATAGAGAAGCCGTTCCACTCCCCCTTCTCTACCTTGGCCCAATCATCGTCGTTCGGGATATGGCATCCCACCACCCACGCCCCCTCAATGAAGGTGTCGTCACCTTTCCGGGCGATGAAAGACTCGACTACGTGAGCCCCACCCACGAGGTTGTTCGTGTGTGAGTGATCGATCTGGTCAAGTGACTGCTTCCGCATGAACTCGTAGGCCATCTTGCGAATGCCTTCCGCATCCATGAACTCCCCATCGGAGTCCGGGCGATTGGGAGCATACACTTCTGCCCACACAATGCGTAGTTTCTGGTCTTCGGATTTGATGACCGCGCTGTGCATAAACTGACTCTCCAAGAAAAAGGCCGGGGGTACCGGCCTATTCTAAGTCAGCTTGTGATTTTGTGCTACTGGTAATGAGACTCTACAAAATTGAGGGCATCTAGCACGTTCAATCTCTTGACGTGCTCTGGGTCTGGGTTCATGCCGCAGGCCACAGCAAGGCCCCCAGCAATCCCTCCAACAGTGTCTGAGTCCCCATTGATGGTAGTGGCTAGGCGAACTGCCTCCATCCAAGTGGAAGAGCTATGCACTGCACACAACGCCAAGGCCAAGGCCTCCTCTGCCACCCAACCACCATCAAATAGGCTTCCTCTGGCAGTGGTGCTGCCCCTCATCTTGAACTCAGAGAAGTCAACACTGACGGCCCGCAGTAGCAAGTCCCCAACATGAACTGAGAGGATATTCTCGCTGTGCAAAGTAATGACAGAATTGATGGTTGCCTCCCCTATGTCCTCACCGGCAAGAGCGCGGAGGTAGATGAGTACAAGGGCCCGCGAACATTCGGCTGCGTAAGGATGCTTATGGGTAGTATTGGCATCCAGAGTGGCGGCTTCAAGGGCAGCAGCTATGGGTATCTTGTTCTTCTTGGCCCAAAAAGCTATGGGGGCACACCTCATGACGGTCCCGTTTCCCTTGGAGTCGTTCCGCACATCCTGACCCATAGCAATAGCCCGCAGAGCGCTCATACAAGTGCCCCCGGGGGACTCAACGCAGTACAGTGAGGAAAACTGAAGCAGACCATGACGGCCCGTGCAATTAACTTCACCGTGGCGCTGGGTTGAGTACCACCGGCTATAGGCTGCTGAAAATTCGTGAGGCAGTAGCTGTACGTTGCCTTTAGCCCGGAATAGTGCCTCTGCACAGAACAAGCTCATCTGGGTATCGTCAGATACATTGAGGACCGGGCGGGACACAGCAGCATTAAAAGTGGTTGGCTTAATTGCCGCCCTGAACTCCAAAGGATTCCCTATCGCATCCGCTACGGCTATGCCGTAGAGAACGTCACTCAGCGTCGGCATCGAAGGTCTCCAGAAACTTGATGTAGGCAGCGCGTTCTTTGGGGTCCTTCAACGTCTCAGGCTTCACCCCACTCCGAGCGTAGTAGTCGAACATTTCCTCATCAGGTGGCTCCCCGGGAACGTAGTCGAACAGCTTGAGAAGCTCTGGACTGGCTGGTGTAAGGGGTGGGATGGTATCGGACATTGGTTACTCTTTCATTGTGGTATGACTAGATACTACCAGATTTATCTAGTTTGTCAAATGTTATTGGGGAAAAGGTTACCCCCTCATCAGACAACCCACCTTCATTGAACTCAATGGTGTGGTCATAGTCCCCCATGAGGATAATCAATGGAATCCCGTCAGGGAATGCCACGCACGTCAGGGGGTCTTCCCGGTTTAGGTGCTTGCACTTCCAGCACAGATTATCAACTACGTACCCCGGTGATTCTTCTGGAGTGTCCTGCTTGGTTACAACTGAGTCCGAAAACATCTTGGCGTACATGGCAGCCCCTTAGTTGATCTTGTCGGGGAAGGCCCCGATCATATCCACATCCACGATGAACTTCTCACCTTTGACACCCCTCCTGATCCCTTTGATGACATACGTCGTGCCCCGGGGGAGAATTACTTCGTTCTCGTGTGAATGACTGGAGATGGCCGTCACCAGCATGCCGGGCATTTTCTTGCCGGCCCGGATGTTCAGGGTGAGCCTACCAGACTGTAAGGCTGTATCTTGCAAAGACAGCCCAAGGTTTACGTCCGTAGTCGTTGAACTAAAGGCTGTTTCCTTGTACACCCTGCCTACTACAGAGTTCATCTGTGCATCGGTGATAGCGTCCATTGAATTCCCTGAAATCCCCAACTGCTCCCAAAAGTACTTCTGGGCCATATTCCTGTAGAGCTTGGTATCGTAGCCCAGAGTTGTGTCCTTGAAAGCGTCGTCCATACGCTCCATCTGCTTCACGCGATGGTCAGATATGAAGGTGGGCTTCTGCCCTTTCATAACCGCAGTACCAGCAGCCCCAACCTCCTTGTTCAATTGACGGAACCCGGAAGACGTGTAGGACCCGATAGCAGCTACCTGCTCTGCACTGAGCTTGCTATGAACCTTGGCAGCATGGTCAGCGAGTTCCGTGGAATTTTTACGATCCTTGAAATTCGCAGTGGCGTACTCGGCCATGGTCTTGGACAGGCTCTCACCGTACTTGACCTTCAGAGCCCCCATGTCCTTTTTGTAAGTAGCATAGTGGGCCTTCCCAGTGTCAGTAAAGAATCCTAGGTCAGTGCTGTTAGCATGCTTGAGACCGGCGGTAACCGCAGCAACCTGCGAAGCCACAGCGGCAGCGTACTCAGGGCTGTCCTTGCCATGCTCATCCAAAGCCTTGGCGACATTGTATGCCGCCGACTTGGCAGACTCCAGAGCCGTGGTTTTGAGTACCTTCTTCTCCTCTACGGCTGCATGCTTACCGTCCTGAATCAGTTTGGTAACTTCCCCCGTATCCACCCCCATGGCCAACGCACTCTTTTCAAGATCGTGGTCAAAGGGGGTGCCGTGTAGCTCGCTATCCTTGGCCATCTGCTTCAACGAGGCCATGATATTGGTCTTGGCAAGAACAGACTTGGCCAGTTTGGCGTCGTTATAGGATTTCTCCACCCCCGCCAGAGCCTCTTTGACCTGAGCAGGGCTTGCCCCAAACTTGTAGGCTTGGGCCACCCATGAGACGCCGACCTTGTTCAACTTCTTGACTTGTGCGGAGTCCGGGCCGAACTTGTCTATGGCATCCTGCACTTCAGCGTAGTGCTTGGTGTAGTCCTTGTCGAACAGAGCCTTGAACTTGGTGGCTGCTGCCTTCTCCTTGGACTTCCAGTAGGTCATGGCCTTGAGTTCATCATCGGACAGGTCGACTCCCACCTCTTTGAGCAGGGCCTGACTATGGCCCATGGCCAGCCAATCATGGGCAAGCTCAAGGTCCAAGGCCCCGTGAGACTTGGCTTTGATGTTGGTAGCCAGAGCCAGCGCCTTCAGCCACGGGGCGTGAGGAGAAGAGCCCCCAATATCCTTCAGCATGGAAGCGTACTGAGAAGACGCGAGTGCTGCTTTTTCTTTCGAGGCGAACTGACCACCCTTGGGTGACCCAGCGGGCTCGTGGTTGGGGTTGGACTTCTGCACAGACTCCAGAGACTTTGGTTCCAACTCGTATGGCCTGAGAATACGCTCTGCCTTCTTCACCTTGGATAGAATCTTCAGAGCATCCGCAACTGGCACCCATGCCTTGATGGCCTTGTCCCCTAACTGCTTCGCCAGAAGGGAACGGTGTCTCCCATCCACAATCTCCCCGTGGGCACCCACCAGAATAGCCCCCTTGTTTGGGTCAGCCCGAACCGCCGCTACCTCGTCGGTGACACTGCTCCAATCTATATGGCTCAGTGGAATCTCCACCTGTGCATAGTTCTTACCCCCTTTTGCCAGCGTCGCCTTAATGGCCTGCACATCAACATGCCCATCTGTGGCGTTGTCCATAGCTTCAGCCAGCTTAGAGCCGGAGGATATTTTCACCCCCTTGAGCAGAGCTATTTCTTCTTTGGTGAATTCCCGTGTGGCAGAGTAATGCTCAGAATCCCTATCCTTGGACGTGAATCGCCCTAACTCATCATGGTAGGGATTGGCCTTTAACACCGTGGCGAAGGAGTCCAACTTCTTCACTGGCTTTGGCTTTGATGCCACCCGCTCCCCGGTAAATCCGTTGGGTGACGTGTTGCTCACTACTGACCAGTTATCGGTCATTCTAGCCATGCGGTCAAAATTGTGTTCGTTGTTGGTGTTCGACTCGATTACTGAGGGCGGCACAAGCCTACCCTTGGGGAACTCTTTGGCTTCCCCGGTGAGTGGGTTCTTGATGAGGACTTTGTGATTCCAGCGGCGTACAGCACCCCGGAGGGCGAACTCTGGTTGCTTGTGCATGAAGTGCGCTTCGGTGTGGTACCCGGCCTTCTTGAACTTCTCCACGATTGATCCGTGGAAGCTCTTGAGGGTTATGTCCATCACCACATTCAGGCCTTTGTCCCGAGCCATTTTGTGCAGCTTGTCAGCTATTGCCCCCGACTCCTCGTGGAACAAATAGGCCTTTTGAGGATCGTACCCCGGCAACATTTCCTTGATGGCGTCTGGGTCAATGAGCAGGGCCTTGCTTCCATCATAGACCCCAAACTTTGGGCCGTCCTTTGGATCATTTCGACTATCGAAGTTGCTCTTCCCAGAGCCCCCGCGACCACCCAGAACAATGAATGACGGGGGAGGAGTATCGGGCTTGTAATCAGCCTCTTTCTTGAAAAAGTGCTCAAGTATCTGGTGGTGCAGCTTCAGGCGATCCTTGGTGTAACCACCAGTGCCGTCCCCGTTGCGAGAGTTCAAAACGTCAGTACATTTCCCGGCCTTAACGTCCGCGCTCACCTGCGCGATGGCGTCATTGTACTGCTTGAGCGTGGCAGCGTCCCCGTCTAGGGCTGCTAGAACCACGTCATCAACCTTGTAGTTTCTCTGGTTTCTCTTGATGGACAGCTTTCCAGCCGCACCAACCCCCTGAGTAGCCCACTTCCCGTCCGGGCCGCGCTTCTGGTTTTTGTCGAACTTGAATACGTCAGAACCAAAAATGCTGGCTAGACCCTGTGCCAACGGGGAGAAAGATACCTCATTGAACGCTTTGAAGATGGTTGAAAACATCATGGCCTCATCAATTTGAGAAGTTGTTCCTTGGTCAGCCCCAAGGACTGCCCCCTAGCCAAGGAGGAGGGGAAGGCTTTTGACCGGGAGAAGGACACCCCCTCCAGAATGGGCCTATGAATCCCGGAATCGGTCTTCCCGTCTTTCGTCTGGACGAATACTGGCCCCTTCATTTTACACCCCCAACGTAGGTAAGGAACCTCACCATGGCCTCGGAATCATCCAATGGTAGCTCCCCGTCCCAAGACGTGCCCGCCAATAACTTCTCACCCATAGGAGTGCCGGAGAGAGGCACGGCCATATCTGCCAAGACGTAAATGGAGGCTGGGTCTGGAGACTCCAGAATGGCTTGCATGGCAAGTTTGGCATCTGGGTTCATGGCAGAGACATCAACCCCAGAGCGGAATCCTTTGCGGATGTCTTTTTTCAATGCTTCCCACTGCGAGAGCTTGGGACGAAATCCGTACTTGGCCCAAGCGTAACCCCCCAACTCCATGTTGGCGGTAAGCTCCATCTGCCCAACGTCTAGGTCCGAAGACAGGTTGTACAACCGTTGCAAGTACTTCTTGACCAGCCCAGTGCCCTGATCTGCCTCCCCCAGTGCCATCATCTCAAGGCGCATTTTGGTCTTGTCGAAAGTGACCTCCTGCCATACGGACTCAGAAGACCCCAGAAACGGGGCATTGATCCCGAGATTGATGCCCTTCTGGGTCACATTGAGAGACGAAATCCCGGAGAACGCAGCGGGGTTATCCGCCCCTACCAGACCCGAGAGAAACTCGTCGCCAGATAGCCCACGAAGGCGTGCAACGATGTCGGCTGGTGCCATGGTGGTATGGGTGTTCCAGAGCCTGATCTGTTCGGCAGAGAGCGATTGCCCAAGGGCCTCAAAATCGGCAGTGCTTGCCGTGTAAGCTGGTGGTTTGACCTCCCCTGCGTCAAGCTGCTCAAGAGTAGGTACATCCCCTACCCGAGACAGTAGCCCCCTGCATCTTGGGTGGAATGGAGGGACGTGCCACCCCGCATTCACCAACTCGGAGGGGGTCATTACCCTCAGATCGTCAACAGCCGACTTGCTCTGCTTGGGCCACGGCTGAAGCTGCTTGATGTCGGCTGGATCGGAGACCCGAGTAACAATGTCAAGCATGGCCCGGGCATCCCGCACTTTGAATCGCTTGCCGTGCATTTCCCGGCACACAGGACACGTCCGTGAGTCGAGTTGCTCATTGATCTGATACTCAGTCAATCCCAAGGCCATTGCCTCAGCCGTGAAGCCATAGGAGGACACCCGGGAGGTATGCAGGGACGATGCTATGTTGAGCATGGCCTGACCTGTTCCATCCATGAAGGAAGAGAATGGCTGGAGGATTCTACGGGGCCTACCGGACGGCTCAAGGGCTTTTTCTGGCTGGTCCCACACTGGAGTGTCAGCCTTGGTCGCTTCCACCAGCGAGGGTGACGCCTTGTGCAGTGCAATTAGTTGCAAGGCCGCTTCCCGCAATTGGGACTCACCCTTGACCAGAACTGACTGCTTGAACGTCTGAGCCATCTGATGGGAGGTCACTCCCTCAAACCCGAGGCCGACCACAGAGGTCCCCGGCTTCTTGGTAACGCGGCTGGCCCCAAAAAGCATGGCAAGGTTGGTCACATAGGCTAGGTAGTCCTCGTGCCCCACAAAGAGGTCCGACAACGATAGCTTGGTAGCCTCTGCATGTGCCTTGTCCCAGTCTTTGGCTGCAATGGCCTTCTCAATCTTGGCGTACAGTGCTTCAGTCAGGTCTCGCAGTGAGCCTGATAGACGGCCCGCGAGTGAAGCCTCCAGTGCCTTAAAGCTCTCAGCCCGGATCATATCAAGACCCGACTAGAGCATTGGCGCACTCACAAAGCTCGGAAAGACCCTCCATGTCCGTGCCGGCAGAAGAGAAACTGATGGCTGCAAGAATGCGGTTGAACTCCTTGGTTTCATCAGGGGTTAGCTCAAACACAGCCTTGTGGATACGGTCCTTTGCCGTCTCGGAGTACCTGCTTGCCACACTGTCACCATGAAGACCGATGGACTCCACCCACTCAGCTACTAGGGCTGGAATCTTGTAGTCTCCGGGCTCGCTTTTCTTGGTGGGGGTATCCAGGGGAGTGGAAGCCGCAGGCGCGGCGGGTTGCAATGCGGGATGCCGCCCGGCTGCCGACGGGTAGCGGGAGAGCGCGGCTTGCGGAATGGCAGCCGAGGCGGCAATCGGGAGCGCGGCGGCGACGGCGTCGACAAAACCCGCGTTGAGCGCCTCCTGCGCGGTGTACCAGTGGTCTTGCCCGTCGGTGAGCAACGCGAGCACGTCATCGGTGCTCATGCCGGTCTTGGCCACGTAGCTGCTGGCCATGGCCTGCGCGTACTTGTCTAGCGTGTCGGCCATGTCGCGCATGTCGGCGCTGTTGCCGACGGCGTAGCCCCAGGGGGCATGGATCATCAGCAGCGCGTTGTCGGCCATCTCGACCGTGTCGCCGGCCATGGCAATGAGGCTCGCGATGCTGTACGCGGCCGCCTCGATGCTCACGGTAATCTGCGCCGGATGGCGCTTGATGGCGTTGTAGATGGCAATGCCATCGGTCACGCTGCCGCCGTAGCTGTTGATGCGCACGGTGATATCCGTCGCGTCGATCGCGGCAAAGTCCTTCACGAACTGCTTCGCGGTGACGGTTTCGTCCCACCACGACTCGCCGATATCGCCGAAGATGTAGACCTCGGCGCTCTTGGGCGCGTCGCCGGCTGCGGCG